AATATCTCAACCATCTTTTTTTGCAAGAAGTCTTGGTCTGTATCTTCATTAAATATCTTGCTGAATTTCTGGTATTGTCCTAGAGTGATTTCAGAAAGTTTATTCGGTACGTTTATTTTCTGTGTTACCATCTTTAGTGTGGTTATATTATATAAGCAATTATGCTACGGTTTTTCTGTCTACTTTTTTTAAATAATATGATATTGTCCTGCATAAGGGTTTGCTAATTGATAAGCAACACTATAACGGATTGCATCAATGCAATGGTCAAAATCTGAAATTGGAGTTTGGCTTTTCTTTTCTAGCCATCTATAATTATTTAGTTCTTTTATTAGATTTTTACTTTCAGGGTCGACTATCAGATCATAGTCTAGCATTAAACTTATCCCATAGATAACTGAGCCTTGTCCTTTGATACTTGCTTTTACATTTGATTTTAAAGCCAATTCGTGAATTAGTCTTGGTGAAGCTGAATCTGCGATTATGAGATTATCCTTCGCATGCTTTTGATATAAATCAGAAAGTTCAGATGTTGTCAATCCTTTTAAATAAAAACACTCTTTTAAATAAATGATTTTGTTATCCTTGTCAATACTAGTTAAAATTAAAGTTGATGGATCTGTAGAAAATCCGAAATCTGCACCTGCTACAATTTTTCCAACTTCTTTAAAATCTCCTAACTTCCAGTTCTCAAAAATTACTCCCTCAGCTTTCGCTTGCCATCCTCCTAGAACTTGGTGCTTGTATCTCTCAGGTCTGCGTAATTTCATTTGTTCGATCCTTTGCAGGAAACTTTCAGAAAGGTTTTTAATATTATCTAAGTAAGTTGTGTGTATGTAGGTTGTATCATCTTTAGAGCCATTAAAACCACCTTCTACGCCCTTCGATTCAAAAAATCTAGTATATATCCAATGCTCCTTAGTTGTGGGGTTTAAAATCATTATAACACGGTTTAAAACACCTTGCTCTCTAACTGATAAATCTATCTTGTCAAAAACATCCTCGCTGTTTAACTCTTCTGCCTCATCCATTACCCAAGTAGAAATGCCTGTAAGTGATTTTAAACTAGCTGTCTGATCTCCACTAGATGTTTTTAATCCTCTAAAGATTATTTTGCTACCAGTTTTTTTATGTATTATTTCATCCCTTGTTACATAAAATTGATCTATCATATTTGCCAATTCTATTTTTTCTATAAATTCTGGTATGATTGATATTGATGCAGATCGTAAAGTGTATCTTGTAAACAATACACTATGTCCTGTTTCTTCAGATATTAAAGCAAGAACTATAAAGCAAATAGAAAAAGATTTACTGCTTCCTCTGCCTCCTGTTACGATAAAGTACCTGCTATCATTTAGAAACGGTTTTAGGTATTTATCATGTATCTGAATCGTTTGATCTAAATGCACGTATTAAATCCTTTAAGTTTCCTGTATTTTCTCCTGTTTGATTAACTTCAAAATTTTCAATTAATTTGCCATAGCCATTATCTAAAAGCCATTGTGCTGCTCTTACATCTCCTGTTCTTGCTTTTTTCAGCATAGCTAATACAACTAATTGAAATTGATTTAATATTTCTTCATTTTTTGTTATAGGATTTACAGCCTTTTGCTCTAGTGATAAAATATCTAATATTGTTTTACTTCTATTTGGCACACCTTTAGGTCTACCTTTTGGATTGCCTGATTGTCCCTTTTTAAAAACTTTTAAGTTTTCTTCGTTAGCCATTATTTCTCTCTGTTTTCTCTCTGTTAATTTTAATTTTAAAGGGATTTTTAAAGCCTATACTCCTTTTATTGGCACTTTAATTATTGGGTTGATATCAAAAGTTTTCTTCTTTTTTCCTTTTTGTGTTGTATCAGATTTTACAATGTCTGTTCCCCATTTACGTTGGAAGATTTTAAATTGTTCTTTCTCTTTTGCAATTGTTCTATAATCAGCACAACCTCCAATGTTTCCGTGATCCTTTTTGACCAGATGCACAAAATTGAATCTAATCAGCTTTCTGTACTTATGTAACGTTTGTAAAGAGAAATCTAAATCTTCTTTCAAAGGTATTCTTTCATCAAAGTTGCATTCATTATTTATGAATCCCATTAAACTGCCAGAAATCCAATTTGTAAAACTGATTGGTGTGTACTCCCTGTATGATCCTTTATCTCCAACAATGTTTACCCCCCAGAGTTTGCAATTTGCTTCTTCACAAAAATTGAAAGCCATTTCAAAGAACTCAATAATGTCATCGATCTTTTTTGGATAAGGTAAATCATCTTTTTTTGTCCATATTTTTATAGCTTCAATGTCATCATCAATGATCAATCCCTTGTCCTTTACGAGTTCATCTTTTATGTAATTTCTTACCCTTGAAATATTGCCCTGAATTCCATCTGGCAAGATGTGCAAATTCACATTATTTTTTTTGTAATCTTTTTGATCCTTTTTATCAATACAATAAATTACTTCAGGAATTAATTTGTGAGTTTTTAATCCATTAGGTCTTTTGTAAGATGGACTGTAAATCTTCATATGCCTTTGATTGGAGTTTTATATTCCCATCTTGTTTTGTTCCAAGTTGTTATTGGAAAGCCAAATTTTTTATTTATAAATTTATGTGCTTTTGTTCTGTCTGATTCATCCCAGCCTATAACCGAACCCTCGCCTCCTTCTTCTCCATAACAAATTGCAGCAAATTGATTCATTTTTAAAATTCTTCTATTTCTTTGCATTTTTTGTACCCAAAAATCTAAGTCACCATTTACTCGCATTCTTTCATCATATCTTAGCCCATCATTGACATTTAATAAAACCATTTGACAAAAAAACTTTGTTAAACTAAATGGTGCAAAATCTTTATTTTTCATATTATCCTCTGTATAATCAAACCCAGAAAATGTTATGTTTGAATCTTCCATCATTATCTGCAAAATTTCCATTACTTCCAAAGCTTGATCTCCAGACAAAACCCCCCTTTCTTTTTTTCTTTTTAGATAAAGTAGATCATCATCAATCATCCAACCAATGCCATTTGGTTCTCTTTCTTTTATTAAATCGATTACAGCATTTCTTTTTCTGCACTCTGATCCATCTTGTTTATCTGGTATTGAAAGAACAGCATCTCCATATTTCTTTCTGTAATCTTTTTCCTGAGATTTAGGCACAATTATATGCCCTGTTCCTAAATAATCATACGTCCTAACAATCTCTGGTCTTTTATAAGAAATGATGTAAATGTTATTCATCCTTGAGGTTCTTTAGATATTCCGCTCCATTTACAACTCTTCCAACTCCCTTGCTCCAAGGTTTGCCATTCTGTCTTTTTGAATAAACCGATTTCAGTTTGAAATGAGTTTGAGCAGAAAGCCAATCAATATCATTGTCAAATGTTAAAACAACATAGTTGTGAGATTCATCCAAGTATTCGCTAAATTCTATTTCTTGCTCTTTGATGTCTTCTTCTTCTCCTTCTATAATTGGAACATCCATACCCCATGCATTAAGGTCTTCTGCTTCAAATTCATTTGCTAAAATGTCATTGTCCCATTCTCCTGCAGAAATATTGTCTTTAATTACAAATTCTTGTTTTTGTTTATCAGTCCATCCGATAGCTTGATCAATCCAAACTTCTTTTAATCCTGCATCTTTTGCTGCTTTTAGTCTTTGATTACCTCCTAACGTTATCATGTTTTCATCAACTACAATAGTCCTTATTTTCTGCATTTCAGGAAAACTTTTCAATGATTCGACTAAATCAAAATATTTTTTGTTTTTAATTAATCTTGGGTTTTTTTTTGATGGCTTAATTTCTCTTAATTCGACCTTTCTTTTTTCTACGCTATTCATAATTTTTATTTAATAATTAATTATTTCCAGTCTTTTCATACTTATCAAACTCTGTTTTTAATTCGTTAATCATATTTTTTAGACATGAAGAGCAGTTAGAAGGAGTTTCTTTTCTGTTAAAAATCCTGTTTGATATTTGATAAAGCATTTCTTTTTCGTCATGACTTTTTAGTCTTGAGCCATTGTAGTTTAGAAAAAAGCTGTCTAAGTATTCAAATTCCCATTGAAACATTGTACCCTTGTAAGCAAAATATCTGTTTAGAGATGCTTGCCTATCATCACAGCCACAATCTTTTCCTGTTGCTTTCTCGTACTCTTTAGCCAACTTGTCAAGTCCTAAATATCTGGCAGCCTTTTTTACTGTATCTCCTAAGCCTTTGCTTTTACTCATAGTATTGATCCTTTAGTTTGTCCTTTATTTTAACCTTACACCGCTTTACTGTTCTATGAATTGTTGAATAAGAAATGTTAGTTTTTTTGCTCATGTTAGTTTTGTGTAATTTGAATTCGTATCTGTACAAGTCAAATAGCTTACGATCAAACCAGTAAAAAGTATTCACATAATCATCTACCTGTTGGTAAATGCTTTCTTCATTTTCAAAAACTCTAGGCATTTCTATTAATTTCTTTTTTTCATTTTCAGTCATTCCTTTGTAATTTAAAAAGGTGTATTTCTTTTCTCTTTTTAAAAAATTCAAATAGGTATTCTTAGACATCGTATATATATATGACAAATGACCGTTTGAAATTCTGTCAAGAAGTTTTAAAGTTTCAGGAGAATCATTTTTAATTTTATCAAATTCAGAATCAATTTTTATGAATACATCATGAGTAATGTCTTCGTAAATTCGGTATTTACGATTAAAATATTTCTGTTCGATCAAATAAACT